GTCCTCTAAAACCGCAATGTGACAAAACAATGAAGCACAGTCTTTACTTGATGCGTATCTCAAGAGGGAGGGTTTAGTGGTGGGGCTGGGAGGATTTGGACCCCCGTCACGAGCGCCCGAGGCTCATCTCTTCAGTCTCCCTGTTCTCTTGCGGGCGCTCGTGCCGGCGGTCCAAATCCTCTTATTGATTGGGGTGGGGTGAAGGCGGATTTTGGGGAGTGGCTGGAAAGCAAGAACTATGATGCAAGTTATCAGGGTAGGATTCTGAGTGAGCTCGATAAACGTGTTGGTGTACTCGGTAATCAGATGGATGTCATTAAACTCTTTAAGGGATTGTCACATGGGCAACAGCACAATCTTAACAGGGCGGTCAGGGCGTTATTCAACTTCTACGAGGAAGCCTACGGAGTACCTGAAAACTATCTTAACGCGTTGCGCAAGGCGATTCCACAGGAGGTAATTGGAGCAGATCTCAAAGTGCCAACGGCACATGAAATCTTGAAGTCTCTGACAGAAGTTGTCGACGCCCCTGTAAAATATCAAGCGTTGTACAATCTACTGTTTGACTCGGGATTGCGAGAAACTGAAGCCTGCAAGTTGATTAATCATTTCGAAGGCGCTCAAGAGATCAGAGGGATTCTGCGGTGTCTTTTGGGCTACTTCAGAGGCACAAAACTGGCGTACTTTGCCTACTTCACCATGGACACGCTACAATTGATCCAGAATGTCAAAGAGCCGGTGAAGCCAAGAAGTGCTTCAGCCTACTTTTACAAACGTGGGTTTGTGGCTGGAAAGTACCTGCGAAAGTTCACGTTTGACACCATGATTTCGCTTAACATTCCTGAAAGTGTCGCCGACTTCATTGAAGGACGAGTGCCAATCAAAATCGGAGCAAAACACTATCTGGCCTTAATGCGAAGAGCCGACCAATTCTACCCAAGATACGCCAAGTACGTTGCCAAGTTGAGGCAGAAAGCCCTCAATTAATCCTCTCTCTTTTTCTCTTGTGCATTAATGTTGTGCATTATTCTACTTTGGTTACTGTGATGCCACCAAGCTTGGCTTCAAGAACTTCCTTCTTTTTGTTGAGGTCTTTGGCTCTTGCGAGTCTTTCTTCGAGTTGGAAGTCTTCTGCTTTGGGATGATTTTCAAGGTTGACTTTCAACGGGTTCTCTTAAAGTGCGATGCCCAGTTGGGCTATTTCTGTTCCTGTTTTTCGAAGGCCCCATATGAGTTCGTTGAGTTCTTTGACGATTTTTTCGAGCTCAACCAGCATTTCGCCGCGTTCTTTTTCACCCAAGCGAGTTCACCAGAGTACATTATGGGCGTTGCTGGCTTATTTTGGTTTCCAGCCTTTTTTACGGAGTATCTCCTGCACCTCAGGCAAGTCCAGAGCGAAATCAACGTGCTTACAGTCGCTTGATTCGTCATACTCACACCATATTCTATCGGGTTTAAACCATACCTGAATGATGCGATTGAGCTGACGGTCCGTGATCGATACTCCGTTTTCGTTAAGATTCCAATGCTCGAGTTTTGGGCGAAGCTCCGTTTCATGTGCGTGATAATACCAATTAATGAGGCTGCGGACAATCTCAGTATCATTCTTAAGACCCAGATTTTCCTTGATTTCACTGAATCGTTTAGCCATATCTCCGTCGAGACGCAAGTTAATTCGTATTTCCTCTCCCATTCTGCGCTCACACTAAATCCGTTGATTTCTATCAATTTAAGGATTCTGAAAAAGGGCTATAGACAAATCTTATATACCTTTAAGGCACAAAAAGTGTCTCTAAGGGTTAAAATATGGCAACAGAACAAGAACTCGAAATCAAAGTAAAACTCGAGGGAGAAGCAAAGGACATGTTTCTTGAGATCAAGGCAGCCACAGGTCTAACCAACAACACTGAGGTTCTGCGATTCATCATCAACAACTACTACAAATTGCGGCATAAGGAGGGCGCTTGATCGTGGAGTTTGTCGCTCTGGAGGAATGTTTGCTCAGGTATCTTTCGACTTCCAGCTCTCCACAAGGGCGGAAGTTGATCTTGACCTCGCTTTCGGAATCACCTGCACCTGGGCGCCTTAAACAGAGCGAAACTCCCAAGGAGACCTAAAACATGCGAGTTTTCGACGATATCCTGGATACACTCAGTGACGGCAAGTACCATAATTTTGATGAGCTAACTATGTTTTCCTCAAGTCACAACGAAGACCAGATCGAGCTGATTATGAAGTTCCTTGAAAGCTACGGCTTCATAAGGCGTCAACGCAAAGTCTGGAGCACGCGAACCAACAAAGTCCGGTTGGAGCCATCTATGCTCAATTTTCTGCGACGCCTCAAAGAACTCGAAGACCAAGAAAAAAAAGAATGCAAAATCGGCATCGAACAGGAAGCCAATAAGGAGGCGCCTCAACAGTGACCACGGACCTGAAGCCTGGCGATCAAGTTGTCGTTATTGCGCCTCGAGTGAGTCGACGTGGACCTTGGCCAGTGCAACGCATTGAAGAAGACACAGAGCTCATCTGGGTTCAGCAGCGAACAAAAGGCGGCCACGCCCACCCAGTCATATACTCAGCCCAGGATCTGGTGAAAGTCGAACCAGGAGCAGACATCCGCCAAATCCTGCGCGCGGTAGTTCCAGCGAACCAGTTCTGCGAGATCTGCCAAGATCAACCGGCGCCAGAGCGCCACTTTGTCACCGTGCCCTTGCCAAAAGGGTTTACTCGAGTCTGTGGCGAAGACTTCGCTGGGATTAAAGCTGAGATCAGAAAACGCGTTGCTCACATAGTTTCCGAAGTTTTCGCTGAAGCCCGAGGGAAAGCACAGAAATAAACGCTAAAAAGAGGGCTTTTTTGAGGGCAACTCACCTACTTATCGCCATTCCGCTGGACGAGAAAGTAGGTGACGCCCCAAGCCCATTAGACCTGGATAAGGCTCTCGAACAGGAATTAGGCGCCATCTTCAGCGTGATACGTCAGCGAGGTTTCTTCCACATGAAAACGATGCAAATTCACGGCGCCATCGGCACTCCGCCAAAACCCAAGACTGGCCTCATTCCAGCTGAGCATCCGAAGCGAGGCGTCGGCATATTCGTAACCTTTCTACCGAGCCAATTGGACCTTGATTTTGGCTTGCGATTATGGGCGCCTGAAGCCTGGCAAATTGAAGCCATCAAGAAGGCCATCGATTGGAGTCAGCGCGCCACTTTTGAGTTGCTGGGGCGAGGGTTTGGAGGCGAAATGCCTTATGCGCCAAGTGTGAGGTCGAAGAGTTGAGCCAAGAAACAATCGCTGAAAGTCTTCTTTTGTTTTGTGACGCGCTTGAGAACGCTGTTGCTGTATTGAAGCAGGAGCTAAAAAAAGCTGGTGTGCGTGCCAGTGAAAACTCCTTCAATGCACTCACATGGGATGCAAGCACAGGTCCAAAACTCGGCGAATACGAAATCGCTTACTTGGACCGCAACCAACCAGACGCGTTCCAGAAAGTCTTCAACATCCTCAAAAAAGTCAACGCCAACATAAACAAGCACTACAGCCCAGAAGGATTCGTTTATTTCTATTGGTTGTATCCTGAGAAGTATCAGAACAAAATTTTCCGTAAGAAACACTCGCAACCTCAAGAATCTAAGTCACAGAAGAGTGGTGGCTGAAGGTGAGCCAGGCTGCCAAGAGGACTCAGCTGCACGCATACTCCGAAAGGAATCATCCCGCCCTATCCAAGGGCTCCACGGTGCAGTTAGGTCCTGACAGTAGCGACGGCCCAAAACCGCAGGTTAAACAGTTCCAGCCTGCGGCAGCCACCGCCAAGGATTGGGAGAGGATGCCGGTTACTGTTGAGAAGATTGAGGATTTAGTTTTCGACTGGAAATACTATCCGAGAAAGGAGATTGATGGCAGAAATGTTCATAGTTATGTGCGTGCTTTGCGAGCCGGTTCAGTTTTTCCGCCTGTCAAAGTGGGACTGCTCGCTGGCAAGAAAATCATTGTCGACGGAGTACATCGCGTCAGATCCCGACAAGAACTAAGCATCGACACTGTCGACTGTGTTATTTTGCCTTTTGAGAGTGAGGCTGAATTGTTCGCTGAGGCAGTTCGGCTTAACAGCGAGCATGGGCATGCTTTCTCTTTTGACGAAGTGAAAGACAACATTAGACGGCTGAAACAGTACAAGTTTGACGTCAAGGATATTGTTGCGCTTACGCATGTTCCAGCCAGCGAAATTTACCGGGAATCTGCTGCGCCGATCACGGTTTTGAAGGCGCCATGTGGCAAGAAAATCTACTGCACTGGACAGCCTGATTTCCGCGAGTTAGTACAGTTCAAAAAAGCGTTGATGCTGATCCGCGACGTGGTAAGATCAGGCTGCATCCCATCTGATGATGAATTTTTCAGGGATTTGGTTAGGCAGTGTCGGGAGGCTTTGGGGAAGGTGCGGTTTAATGCTTAATGTGAGGAATTGCAGTGTAAGCCCTGGCGATGCAAGGCTTGGCGTAGTAAGGCGCTGTTTCATTTCGGCGTTGCGAGGTCTGGTGTTGTTTGGTACTGTTCTGTCCGGTCCGGTTAGGCAATATATGGCGGGGTTTCTCGAGGTATGGTCTGGTATGGCGGAGCGGAGCCCAGCCCGGTTGGGTCATGTGGTGATTGGTTCTGTAAAGCGCTGCAAGGTTTGGCGTTTCGTAGAGAGGTTTTGTTTTGCTGGGCGGAGTACACTGGAGCGGGGTTTTGCCTTGCATGGTAGGGTACGGAGTTTCTTGGTGAGGCTGGCTGCTGCTATGATGGGTTTTGTCTGGCAGAGCGGTGTACTGCTTGGTATGGCATTATCGGGGAGAGGTTTTGCATGGTCTGGTGAGGTCCTGTTTGGTGGCGTGGGGCTCAGTGGGGTACTGTACTGCCTGGCATTATTGAGGCGCGGCGTTGCTTGGAGCGACGAGGCACTGCACAGCGTAGTGAAGTTTGGTCCTGCGATGTACTCCGTGGTAAGCTCAGGCATCATTTGGCCTGGTGATGTAAACAGGGGCGCTGCTTGGGACGGTGCGGCACGGCAGGTTAAGGTATCATTTTGGCAGGGTGGTGTGGAGCAAAGTGAAGTTCACCAAGCCGAGCCTTCATTGAGGATTGGCAAGGTCAAGCGGTGTCTTGTGAGCTGCTGCAGTGCAGGGCAAGCTTTGGTTTCATTGTTGCGAGGCGCTGTTAGGCGAAGCATTGCGGGCTTTGGTGCGGTTTCATTAGCTTTGGCATGGTCCTGCGAAGCTGGGCGATGCATTGTGAAGCGAGGTCTGGTTTCATCGAGGTTTGGTTGTGCCCTGTTAAGTTTCGTTAGGCGGGGTCCTGTTTTGCAGGGCAGCGTGAAGCGTAGCTATGCGATGTACGGCATGCTTTGGTTAGGCATTCAAGGGTACGGAGGTTACTAAACATGAATCAAAACCTGAAGAAAATAGACGTCAGAATCAGAGGTTTAACGCCTCTGTTGATGAACCGTCTAAACCCAGAAAGTTTGAGAACGAAAAGCAGAATGAAAATGGAGAAATACAGCACTGCAGACGACGCGGCCAAAAGCGCATACATGGCAGAGATCAACGGCAAGAAACAATTGTACATTCCTCAAGAAGCCCTATACAGCATGATCATCGGCACGGCCAAGCAGTACAGGGTTAAACGAGTAAGCCTGGCGAGCCTTCTGGCCGGCACAATGCACGTGGAACCCGAGAAAGTCCCTTTGGGCACAGACCAATATGAAATCGATGAGCGAGCCGTAGTGATCCAGAAGCAGCGGGTCCTCAAAGGCAGAGCCAAACTGCCAAAATGGGCAGCTAACTTTCAACTCATCTACGACTCAAAAAGGCTGCCAGACGGGATAGAAGACACATTCAAGGAGATCCTGGAAGACGCCGGCACGAGAATGGGCATACTCGACTACCGCCCGCAACATAAAGGCTGGTTTGGAACATTCGAAATAGAGAAATTCGTTGTTGACGGCGTCGACTTGGTCAAATCTTCAACACAAACGGAGTAAACTTCGTGAACCTGTCTGAGAAGAGTCTTCCCGCATTCTCTCAAGATATACTGCTGACCAGATGGAAGAATGCACAGGAAAGCCTCGAGGCAGCAAAACAAGCCATCGATGACTTTCAGAGGTTTGTCCGTGAGATGCAAGAGCAACATGCCAAGCAAATGGAGTCTTTGAAGCTTCCAGCCATACCGAACTTAGACCAAGAAGCGATCAAGACTTTTCTTCAGCAGCCGTATCTTCTGATGCCCCGGCGGGAGAATAGTTGGTATGTTATTGTTCCTCGCTTCATTGACATGCAAGTCGGTTGGCTTGAGTATCAGACACCCAGCTTCAACGTTTTTGTAATTAATCGGTATGTACGTTGGCTCACGCCTCTACCAGCTGATATTGAATCCCGCTTGGGCATGCAGCCAACGGTCGACATTAAAGTTGTCGACGGATTGTTGAAACCAGCTGCAGGCATGGAAGACGAAGCCTGGCAACGCTACCGCAAGTACTTGACCAGGAAAGACCAGTTTGGACTGAGAATCAAGCAGGGCTACGAAAGACATTTGATCAGCGACTTGATCCGAGACGGATATCTGCCTTTCACGCCGCAGCCCGTGGACCCGGAAGACCTGGGACAAATGCCCTCTGGCTTTGAGATGCAGCCGCATCAGAAAGAAGCTTATGATGCCTTTTTGAAGTGGGGCGCCATCGGCTTGTATTGGCCAGGAGGTCAAGGCAAAACCTACTTTGGGGCTGCTCTCTGCAAGATGATTAAGGGACCTAAGCTTGTGGTGGTCCCAAACATCAGTGAACGGGAGCAATGGCTTGTCTACCTGCGGAAGTTCGAAGTCTACGACATCGACTTACTAACTTACCAAGCGTATCATAAGGCAAAGAAAGAGTACATACTCTCCATATTTGATGAGTGCCACAGGTTGCCGGCGCCAGTTTGGAGCCGCTACGCCACAGTCAACACAAAATATCGCCTCGGATTATCAGCCACACCTTACAGAGAGGATGGCAGAGAAGACCTCATCATCGCATTAACCGGATATCCAGTCGGCTTGTCCTGGGAGCACTTCATGCGGGTTAAGGCCATACGCAAACCCAAAGTCACAGTCAAAGTTGTCAACAACGAACGAGAAAAGATGGGCATCCTGGAAGAAATGCTCAAAGTCCCGATGAAGACGCTGATTTTTGTGGAACTGATCGCCAGTGGCGAAAGAATCAAGAAACAATTTGGTCTGGAATTCGTTTATGGTGCCACAAAAGACCGCCTCGAAATAATCAGCAAACATCTTGTGACTGTAGTCAGCCGCGTAGGCGACGAAGGAATCAGCATCAAGGACCTCGAGCGCACGGTTGAAGTCGAATTCTTAGGCGGTTCACGACGTCAAGAAGCGCAGCGCGCCTACCGCCTATTGCACTCCGTAAAACCCGAGATCAGCCACACAGTCATCATGACAGTGCAGGAGCTGGACCAATTCCGTGGGCGGTTTCTGGCGCTCGAGGAGAAGGGATTCCAAGTTGAATATGTCAGCTGAGGGATAGTGGTATGATCTTCAGAAAGAAGTTGAAGTTTGATGTGCGCGAGTCAATTATAGAGATTCGGGAAGACGGCGAACTCTACACTTTGGAGATCGTCAGGGACAAGGATGGCACGATATGGGGCGTCTATCCTGACAAACGAGACTATCAGAGCGACATGGTTTACTCAAACGGCATCCGCAACCTGCTCATTGCTTTTCAAAGGGGTATTCTGAAGCTCGACGATTTTCCACGAGAAAAGAAAGAGGTTGAAGCCAAATGAGTGCTGAAGGAAAACTGAGGCAAGCGCTTGAACGTGATGGATTGGGTGAATGTTGGATCTGCGGCAACGGAACCTACAATCATAGTGAAAGATGCCATGGTTTTCAAGAAACGCCAGAAGGTGAGTTCCAATTAATCTGTTCAATCTGTTTTCAAGTCCAATGCACAATCAATAAGGACTCTCTCCACGGACCAGATTGCAACGGTTCACCTTTTGTCCGAATGTACCTGGTAAATGCGGATGCAAAGCCGCGAAAGGTTGTAGGATATTGCGTCCTTGATCATGAACCTTGGCTTGAGAAATTCGGAGAGCTGGAGAAGGCGAAACTATGACTTATTCTCAAGATGAAACTCATTGTCACTGCATAGATTGTGGAAAACTTTACGAACCAGATAAATGGATCGGAAGCTGTGACATTTGCGGCGGATTCATTGATTTTTGTGATGGTAGATGCAAGAACCTCAATATCATGCAACAATTTGAGGCTTTAGGGATTTGTTGGGAAAAATTCAACTCGCTGCCGGACTGGAATCTTGAGAATTTTGCCAAGTTTTGGGCAGACATCGAATACGAGGAAGCCATGCGCCAAAAGGCTTGGCTCTACTACGCCGAAACTGATTATGACGATTATGAACCAGAAGACTGGGACGACGAACCTGAGTATGATCCAGACTGGGACATTGGAGACTATTGAAATGAGCACGACTCTTGACAGCTTCTTTCCCACGCTGCCGGCGTCACGGGCGGCAGCGGTTAGGCCGCGCTGCTCCATATGCGGCAGGACCATACCAGACAATGAGCCCACGTACACCTTAACAATCAAGGGCAACCCCGCAGTACACTGTCAACCATGCGCGAAACGGGTCCTACGACCACAAGAGGACATGGAGGAAAATCTGTGAACGAAGAAGATTATGGTTACGAGTATTGTGAACATGAGGACAATGAGGATCTGTGGGAATGCAAGGAAATCGACCCGAAGCATAAAGTTTGGCAAAGAACCTGCCGAAAGTGCGGCGATATTGAACAAGAAGGCCTGTGGGTGGAATATTGGAAAGATAAATTCATCGTTCTTAAAGGAAAGCAATATCGTGCTCTGAAATCATGGAGCACGATTTCTGTTTGTTCAGAATGTGAGAAAGTTGTGTGGCACCCAACCATTCTATGGGATTCCAAGGATCCAAGCAAAGCTATAACCCTTCATCAACGATGCGCGGAAAAAATTGGGCTCTTTGAGAACCTAAAAGGGCGATCTAATTAGGTGATTTTTTGGCTGCCCAAATCCTCTTTCATGGCACAGGCGCCCGACGTCGACAAAGCATTGAGCAGCGCGGGCTCTTGCCCAAACTCGACAGTTATGTATACGCTTCAGAGAACCCACTGATTGCAGCTGTGTTCGCGGCAGCCAGAGCAGAACACGAAGACGACTGGGGACTCCTGGTAACTTTCAAGGCGAGTGTAGGCTGGGAAAACGACCCAAAGTTCCCACTTTCACAACGAAGCAGAGATCCAGTGCCGGCAGCGGACATAATCAACCTGCAGATCCTGGACCCAGACAAAGAGGTCGAAGCCTTCCGCTTTTTACGTGGCATAGTCGATACAATGAAAATCCAAATGGAAAGGTGATTCATTGGGCAGAAAAGACCTCACGATTCCCGCCGCCTTCAAATACGTTCGCACCAACAAGGATCATGCATGCGAAGGTTGCCAAAGAATCATCCCAAAAGGCTCAATGTCTCTGAATGTGCATGGGCGACTGGGTTCATGGTTCAGTGAATACTGGTGCTGGAACTGCGATCTCGATCGAATTGAGTCAATCCCGGACTCTGATTTGAGAAACAAGTTATACAAGGAGAAAGCAGGCCTGCAAGTTTCAGGTCGATTTCTTCCTCAAAAGGAGTAAGGTAGCGTTTTGGCTGAAGCCTCACAAACCACGCTCCTGCCCTCTACTATATCTACTACTACCACTTCTCCGGCGTTGGCCAGAGTGCGAGGCTTCACAGTCGACCTGCTCATGGCTTTGAATCAAGGTCCACTACGTACATTAGGCATCTGTGAAAAGACTCAGAAACCAGCCAATTATGTCAGTCGCTACCTTTTGAACATGCAGAAATATGGATTAGTCTTGAAATCAGGGTCTTTTTGGAATCTGACGGTTTTGGGAGAATCTTTTGTTGGTTACTTGCATCATGAGATAGAGATAGAGATAGAGATACGAAACTTAAACGAAAGAAAGAAGAAAGAAGAACTAAATGTGAACGAAAAAATCCTCCGTCATGTTGAAATTCAGAGCCGCTTGGACATTTGGAACCAGAAAAACACATACTCTCCCATTGAAGTGGCAGTGGTAGACTACTTGGTTAGCCACTACAACCGGACCAAGCAAAAATTCGTTGTCATTCAGAGCCGCTACGAATTAGCGGAGCGCCTCAACCTGCCCAAGGATGATGTGGACCAGGCTTTGCTCAAACTTTACGAAGACCGCGTGGCCTACGTGCAACCAGTGGGGCACAGCGTGTTCAAAGTCGCACTATACGCTGAATTTGTTGAGAACTTGGAGAAGGATGCAAAAGCATGAGCAAGAAACCAAAAATCAAATGTTATGTAACATCCTGCGGATTCAATGAAGTTGGCGAATGTGCGATAATTAATGATCCAGAATGCGGCATCGACTATGTGATTGTTGTACCCAACCCATTCAGCGCCAAACCGCCTGCCTGCTGCGACTCCTATGAACCGCGTGAGAAAACTGAGGGAGTGTCCTTGTAGTAATGCCAGCTCCAGCTGTTGAGAAATGTTTCAAGTGCGGCAAGGCCTGTAATCCAGTTCAGTATGTACGTAGTAAACGCCGGGGCAAGAATCTGCCGCTCTGCAGTGGATGCGCTCAAGCCTGGAATGAAGGAGAGCGAATGCCTGAATGATGGTTAGGTATGTTCACGGAGTACATTACTGCGTACATAAGAGGCATGGTCTTTTGATGGACTTTTCACGATACTCTATTCCAATAGCGCCTCTCTTAGAGCAATTGGTCTTCGTTCCTCAGTACTGCATTGTTGTTGATGTAAGAGGCTGTGAAAACTGATGATGGAATCAACATCTGAGGTTTCACAATCATTGGCGTTGACACCCAAAAAACGTTCTCAAGCTGATAAGAAAGGCAGAATAAACTACACGTTTGAGCTCTTGCACCGGATCCTTGACGAACTGGAGTTTATCCGCATAGCACAACGCCATATCATCACAGGCCTTGAGTTAGCGGAGTTGATGCACTTTGATCAACCTTACATCGAGAAGGTATGCAGCCGAGACGAGCTCGACAAAACCATACTCAGAGTGCTCTACGAATCTGGTCATAAGGGCATTCTGCCTAAAGACCTGGTCCTGCAGGTTAAGGATCCCAAGCTGTGGGACCGTTGGCAGGTCCTTCACCGCATCGAACACATGAACAGGCGCCTCAATGAAGAGATTGGACAGCAAGTAGCTGAGAAACGTGGGCACGAATGGACCTTAACCGATTTTACTTATCAAGCGTACAAGCTGACTGAGCAGGAAATCAAAGCGGGGCAAGTTACTACGAATACACCCGACTTGGAAGGAGAGTCTGATGAAAGTTTCGAGGAAAGATGTTGAGGCTTTGCTTCTGATTTTGTTGGCAGCCGCCATAATCTTGGCAATGCTGCTGTAGAGGGGATTAGATGACCTGCGAAGCCTGTGCACTGCTGGCAAAGCTGTTCTCATTCAAACTGTCAAATCGCGGTTACTGGCTTCTAACAGAACTCTTTGTAGAGCTTCATGACAGAAAAGACTACTACTATCATGCTGAAAAGAAATAGGAATAGAAAATCTGGGAAGTACCAGTCTAAGCTGTCTTTTACGGTTAGGAAGGGCTGGGTGGTCCCGGTCCAGTGGGCGTGGGCATTGCTGTTGTAGGCGCTGTTTTGAGGGCGTTGAAGACGCTTTTGACTGCCATGATAATTCCGGCAATGGTTGTCGCTAAGGGGGCAGGCAAACCCACTGCCACGATAACTATCATACCTTCAAACCACATGAAAGTGCTGTAGAGTTTCTCAACCTCGTATTGGACTGTTTGGTCTCCAAGCTTGTAACGGATATAGCCGAAGAGACTCCAGCCGAAGCCAGCAAGCAAAGCAATCGGCGTGACCTCAAAGAAGTGCTGCACCACAACTACGACTTGAACTTCCCAGCTGGGCAACGTTGAAGTGTCAATGCTCATGACAGCTGGCTGAACGAACTGCAGCACTGCCAAAGAAACGATGAGGATGAGGGCGCCTTTCAACAGCGTATTTTTCTCAAACATGCTCCATTCACCTCCTTACTACGTACATGTACGTCGGAGTTTCCCGCTGCTGAAGACTGAGATGGCTTAAGGCCGTGTCGAATGAGAGAGAAAAGAGAAGACTGAACCAAATGTGTTTGCTCAGCTCCCTGGCAGCTTCGGGCTCTTCACGACGTACATCATGATCACATACTTAGCCTCGGGATTTTGCCGTAGCCCAATTCCCTTGCCCAAGTCAATTCTTCTTCAGCTTCTTTGAGTTTCTTGAGGGCGTTTTTTCGACTGGCAGTAATACTGGGTGGGTCAACATCGAGTTCTCGGGCTATTTTGTAGTCGCTTAACCCTTGTTTGCACAACTCCAGAATTCTGCGTTCTCTTGAAGTCAGCATTTGGGAATTCAGAAACAATTTTGCGCCTATTTACTTAAATTGCTTATTATTGCGTTTACATTAATAAACTCTTTTTATTTCAAGCCGCATTTCTGTTTTGTTGAATGCTTCATGCCTAATCCCTTGATGCCCCTTCTGAATCGTGTTCGCAACCGCTTCCATGAAGCCGTCTTATTCTTAACTGATGTTGAAAAAGTCATGGGCATCTCACCTGACGTCAGCTTCAAAACCATGACTAAAGTTTACTTGGGAGATTTGGGCGCCCGAGCCAGCATCGACTTTCTGGCTGATCAGATTGCGGGTCAGGGTTTCTATACGACATACAACCAAGAGTATGCCGAAAAAAGCGAAGGCAAAAACGCCAAGGAAGTTATTGATGCCTTCTGTGAGGATTTTGGCATTGACGAGCTGCTGCAGGCTTCAGCGCGCTACTTGATCGGTTGGGGCAACGTGTTTTGGTGGGTTGGGAATCCTAAGAAGTTTGAGTTTCTGAATTTGGTGCCGCTTGAAATCGTCAAGGACAATGGCGTCAGGTTTGATTCGAACGGTGAGCTTGAGCGACTTGAGTTGGAGTGGAAGCGGCAGCCCAGCGAGATTGCAGGCGATGAAGTGATTCATTTTGCTTACAATGTCTTAACTGCCAAGCCTCTCGGTATAGGCCTTCTCCAGTCGTTATGCATGCCGCTTGACATTGGTGATGGTGAGACTCGAGAGCCCTTCTATCAGGTGAAGGCGAAGATTCACAGCGGCATGGCCGACACCATTTACATGTTTGGCGCACCGAATGAGCTGTGGAATTTTCCGGGCTTAAGCAAGGAAAAGTTGCAGGAATATTTGGCGCAATTAAAGAGTATTCCAAAGCGTGGATCCCGATTCATTTTCAACCCGCCTGCTGGTTCAGAAGCCAAGGTTCAGTCCATTGTTGCTGAGCGTATGCGTGGACTCGACTTCTACGTAGAGACTCTGGAGGATGAGTTTGTCCTGGGCTTGCAGACTCCGTTGGCCAAGCTGGTCACTAAGACCGGTTTCACTGAGGCCAGCGCCAACGCAGCTCTCGAGATCGCTGAGCGTCGGGTCCTGGCTATTCAGAGGTTTTTGAAACGCGGGGTTGAACGTTATCTTTTTGACAAGGTTGTAGCCGCTGCGGGTTTGGATCCTGCACAGGCTCAAGTTCGCCTCAACTGGGGCATGCCTGAGAGCCTGGATTATGAGAAACTCACGCAGATTTTGGGTCAGTTGACTGAGCTCTTGAAGGTGGACCCGACTGTAATCGGGCATGCGGAGCTGAGGAAGATTCTCCGAGACGTGGCTAAGTTGCCTCTCGAGGAAGAGGAGCCTGCTGCAGAGATGGTTTCACGCGTATTAGGTGACAAAGAAAATGAGAAAGAAACTGTCCAAAAAAGAGACCATACCTTGGAAACCTGATGAGAGCCAAATCCTTGAGTTGCCTTCGGAATATCCTTCCCTACAGGATATTGCTGACGCTTTTCGATGGATTTGGCGCAAACTGAAAGGAGTTGTATCAAAGTGAGTTCTGAAAAGCAGCATACACCTGAGTTTGAAGACTGTATTCAGAAAGTTATGAAGCAGGGTCACGAGAAAGCCAGCGCCTTCGCTATCTGCACGACTACATTCCAGAAGGCCGACAAACCATTGTACGTCGGTGAGTCTGAGAACCAGAAGCTGCATTTGTTCAGCGAATCGATCAAGATCTCTGGCAATAAGGTCTCAGGCGTATGCATCCATCCTAAGCGCATCTTCCATCCTGAAGAAGGTTTAGAACATGTCTATCTTAAGGAGGAGCTGGAGAAAGCCGCGCCGACTCTAATAGGAAAACCCTTCGGCATTGACCACATCTATGTTTTGCCTCCGCCCAACGTTATCAACAATGCCTGGTACGACCCTGCTGAGAACGGCGTAGCCTACGAGGGCATAGTTGACGACGATGTCGCTGAGCGGATCCAGAGAAAAGAATTCAAGGGCATTAGCATCGAACTCAACTGGCTGCGCCCTGGCGGCAAAGTGGAATTTCACAATGGAGTCGCACCCAAGAATTTTGAGCTTACCAGCGTGCACCTGCTAAAGCGTTTTCCTCCAGGAGACAAGGATGCCTACATCAAGTTCTGGAATGCCATCATGGAACAGTTGGTCCTTGGTCCGCCACGGACAATAGACGATAGAATGCAAGTGGTTGAGACAACGCAGAAAGATATCCTGACCTCATTGAAAGTCCTTGAGGGCAAAATCGATGTATTATCAAGAGCGCCTCCACAAGCGTCATCTTCAAGCGTAACAGGTTCCGGCGCCAGAATTCAAGTTGTGACTATACCCTTGTTTGAGGCTAAGGTCAAAGACATAAAGGAACAGGGAATGACGAAAGAGCAGATTCTGCAGAAGATTGAGGACCTTCAGAAACAGGTGAGCGAGAACGACAAAAAACTGTATCCAGAATCGACTCTCTCTCCTGAAGACAAGGAGAAAGTGCGAACTGAAAATAGTCAGCTGCACACGGAGTTGGAGGCTTACAGACAAGCTCTGGCTGAATTGGTCAAACATGAAGTTCAAACAGGCGAAAGCGAGGAAGTCAAATCGCTCAAGCACAAACTCGCTGAGGCTGAGAAGAAACTGCAGAGCCAGGAGCCGCCAGCTGATGTTGTTGCTCTCCGCAAAGACCTTGTGGAGGCTCAGGCGAAATTAAGCGATGTGGAGAAGAAAACGAAGGCGGAGAAGGACCGTTTTATTCGTTTTCATGAGGCTGTGAAAGGTACGCTTCCTGATCGGGCGATTGAGCTGCGTTGGCTTGGTACTGGTCCGAAGATGTTTGCCGAGAAAGTCAAGCGTGTGCTGCACGAGTTCAATCCAACATAGTTGAGGGAGAGCAATTGAGCACTGGAACTGAGTGTGTAAGCGAGAAAACAACCACATCTGCCAACAGAACGAGCAAGGCTTCCCATGTGCCATCTGTGAAGCGCACAACATCTAAATCCGTCAAGGATTCCGCTGGAGAATAGAAGCATCATCACGGTCATGAGCGTTAATCATGGCGGTGAGTAACCAAGACAAAAATTGGTGAAAGCCAACCGAACATGAGGAGAAATGATCATTGGCTGATTTAACAGGGCTACCGAACCTTGTTGCAGGCGACGTTATGGAGCCCTACGATGCAACACTCATCATAGACTACGAGGTTGACACTGGCCAAACCATCTACAAAGGCGACTGTGTCTACTTGACCGCCGATGGCAAGATCAGCAGAGCCGTGGCTGCCCAAGACTGCATCGGCATCGCTACGAAGGCTGGAACCGCTGGTCAGATGGTGCCCGTCATTGTACGTGGTAGAGTCAAGGCGACAGCTGGTGGCGCCGTCACTCGAGGCAAGGCCGTCTATGGTGCTGATGCTTCCTCACGAGTACTTGCTTTGGCTGACATTAACGAAGGCGGCGCCGCAACGATCTCGTGGACCCGTAAGTTGGGTCTCTGTGAACAACAACCGACTGCTGCTGGCGATTTGGTCTCGCTTATCATTGCGAAGGGATAGGGCATGACTGACAAGAAGGAATCTGAAGTCTGGGACAATTTGACGATCATGGCGAAGATTAAGGACCTCGAGGCCAGAGTGAAGAAGCTGGAGAAGTGATAGAGCATGCCTCAAATTGTTTTGCCAAAATTCCATGAAAGCCTGATAGAGAACAGTGAATACAAGAAAGAGTTCGACCAGAAGATGAACCTGGCGTATCAGAACCCGTTCTGCAGAAACTACCTCAAAATGGGTCTGAAAGAAGGCATTCTAAGTGACATGGCTGGCGCCTTGGGTAGAATCCATGATACCGTAGTCCGCGCAGCGATTCCCAATTTCATAGCCAGAGAAATCATCGATGTCAGGACGACAACCGAGCCGCTTGAGCGGTTTCCGCTTGAGAAAGAATCTGTTGCTTATGTTGCCAGTGAGGGCGGAACAGTGCGTGTTCATGGTGCCCGATACAGCACAGTCGACATTAACTGTAACATTGAGATCAAGGATGGTGTTGAATGGACTAAGCAGTTTGCTGAAGATGCCAAATGGAACGTGATGCAGCGGCAACTCGAAGCGTTGGGCAGGTCAATCGCCAAAATCGAAACTGAGAAAATCATCGGACTGTTCGCCGGCATCGCTGTAGGTGACCTGGCTACTGGAGGTGTCCTTGCTGGTGGCGGAACTGCTATGAGTTGGGCTAAGGCTGTCGCGCTGTGGGATGCGTTGGAGTCTGAGGACTTTGGACCGGCTGACGTGTTGGCGTTGCATCCGAAGCAGGCGAGTCAGTTGTTCACTGCGACGGAGTTCATCAACTCTCAGTACCTACCAAGCAACGAAACAGAGCTGACCCGTGGACTCGTGGGCCAAGCGCTCACAATGCGCATTCACAAGTCTTCAGCTGGGACTACGAATGGTGTAGCGCATTCAATGAACAGGTCTGTTGCAGCTGTGATGCTGGTGCGCCAAGATGTCCAGGTTGAGCCATACGAAGATGTCAAGAATGGCGTTGTGGGACTCGTTGCCAGAGAACGGATCGGTTATGGTGTTCTGCGTAGCAAGGCAGTAGCCCGCATGACAGGCATCTTAACAACATTGCCGTAGTGCACGTAGTACCGCGGGAATCCATGCTTCCCTTTTTTTGTTTTATTGGTTATGTCATGTGACAGAAGGTGAAAAAGAATGCCAGATCCTATCACTTGGGAACGTCGCGATCAAGCGTTCAAGGCCATCTGGGAAAAGCTTGACGCCCTAACTAAAGCCTTGGATAGTTTGGCGCAGGATTCGCTTCGGGTAAAGTGCGTCTAATACCTTAGCGCACGCCTATAGTTTGTAAGCGATGCGTTTCCAAGTTCGCCGTTTACTTACAATTGTGGGATTGTTGGAAAAGAATGGGAAGATGTGCATTCACGACTGTTTACGGCCCAAGTCAACGATCCGGCAGTGTTTACAGCGTTTCGATTTCGCACAACTGCAGGCATCTATAAATCTTTTGTCTCTTACTATGAAACTCTTGGAAAAGCATTAATGGGACTTTCAGGCGAACCTTTAGAAATCTTTGGAAATCCAATAAAAATAAAATCAACTCTCACGGATTTTGCAAGCGCTGCAGGAAAATACATCAAAATCGGCTATCTCAGTTCCGTTGGAGCTTTACCAACCGCAGATGCATCCAATCTTGGAAAATTCATTATCATTGAAGAAGGTGAACTAAGCGGTGTTGCCACAAAACTTGTTGTTTACTACCGCAAAGACGATGACTCTTACGCTCGGAGAGATTTAATCTCGGGAGTAGATGTGTAAAATGGTTAAAGTTGGTCACGTTTCTGGAACGTGCCCTCGCTGCGGCAGACAGATCTGTCGTCCACGTCCAGCTGACATCGGTGTGTGCGATTGTTATTTGTACTGTCCGAGAGATCATGGGCGTGGTTTGTTCGGAACGTTTATGACTGAAGTGGACTATGAAGAGTTGATTTATGTCGGAGATTATAACCCAGTTGTGACTCAGTGGACCAAGACTGGTGTGGCGCCGTACCTAAATGCAGATGATGCCAGCAACATTCGTTCCAGCGTCAATGGTGCAATTGAGAAATATTTCACTTTTGGGGCGCCATCTGACAGAATCCCTGTTTCAACGCTTGCAGTGTTCGAGTTGCTTGGCAGAAGTGCAATTGAAGGAACGCAACAAGTTGTGGGGCTGTATAACTATGAGGGAGACGGGTTCATGGGGCGCTTCAACTTTAGCTCTCTGCAGTATTCATGGGAGGTAGGTCTCCCGTTTTCGTTGCCCAAAGAGGGCATAAGCACTTTGAAAGTGTATGTGGTGAAGGAAAGCGGAGTCAACAATGTCTACCTGAATGCATTGCGGTTGAGATTAACGCCTTTCAAACTTGACTTGACTCCCGCAACTTATGCTCCTATCATCGGCGGTGACGCCTGGGGCGATATAGAACACCCAATGGATGTGCTGCGTGTATGCCCTATATGTCAGTATCATTCAGCTCGGAAGCCAGTGGAGGTAAGACTTGGGTGAAAGATTCCCAGCGCGACCAGTTACGAAAATGTATTCTTGAACTCTTGGCGAAGGGTTTTGTGCATTACACCGATATCGAGAAGAAGGCCATAGGGACTTGCCAACCATTCATTACCAGCAACACGTTCCGGCGTCAATTCTACGGTTACCTTCTCGCTCATGGTTATATCGAAAGGGTCGCGCGTGGTGTCTACGGACTCACCAAAAGGGGCAGAAATTACTTAGTTCTTTTAACACAGTAATTTCGTCTTAGTTCTTTTTTCTTAGTTTTTTCGACCAAAATAGGTTAAATCAAGCTTCTTTCCTCGTTTACTCCTAACCATGGGGTTAGAGCACAATAGGATATAGTAGTCTCGCAGAAGTCAAGGAAGTATTGCGCATTGACATAGCGGACACTGGATCTGACTCTGAGCTAACGATCTGCATCACAAGCGCTGATGCTTTACTTGACTGTCTTGCGAAGGCAGCTGGGTTTTCTCCGCCATTTTCACCAGTACCTACAGCTGTCAACAATGCGAGCAAGCATTTTGCCGCGTGGATATACCGCATGCGAGGCGCACCGCCTTCTGAGGCTCAACCCTTGTTCAAGTTGGGTTTGCAGTTTTGGGAAGCATATCGTGATGCTGAGAAAAATGAGCCGTATCTTGGGAGGGCGTGACGACGTATAAGGAGATCACGCAGAAAATCATCGACCTTTTGAAAGCTGATGCCGCTTTGCTGAGGCCAACGGTGATTCGTGAGTATTTTTTTGGGCGTCCCGAACCTTGGCCGCCTGCTCAGTTGCCTTGTATTTATGTTGAATTTGAGGGTGGTCCTGTTGCCAGCATGGGGATAGGCGGGGGAAAGAAACGTTATGACCACAATTACCGCGTGACAGTTGTCCACCGCTTGACCAAGGAAGATGTGGCTGAAAAATTCTGTTATGATAAGGCTGAGGCGATTGAGGCCAACATTAAGACCAACAAGACGCTTGCCGGTTTGGTTACTTCTGCGGTCGTGATCGACACAACGCGAGTTGATGAGGCAATTGACTACAGCCTGAAGCAGGTTCGGGTAACAATCAAAACGTTCAAGCAGGTGACGTAGGCTGTCGCTGAGAAAATTCAATGGCACCTTCGAACTTGACGGTTATCTGGACTGGAATGTGCTTGTCGACGCGTTGCGCCCTGTTCTGCCCGGTTTGGATATGGCGCTTTTCGAGGTCGATCTCACCCGCATTTTCAACATTCTGGGTGAAAGCGAGATCAACTGGGGCGGAGACATTGGAACCGCACTCGACCCAAGCGATAACAGTATTTACGTTTTCAGGGGCAAAAATCGAGCCGCAGCCGAAGATAGACAGAGCCTACTGTTAAAAATAAACGAGTTTGGACAAATTGTTGCTTACCGTCGCGTGACTGACCGCAGGTACCAAGTGCCAATCATCGCTAACAGCGGAAAACTTTACGCCTGCGAATCAGCCTCGTGGGATGAAAGCACAACTATAAAAATCGATGAGTTAAGCAAATCTGACCTATCATTAGTTCAGAATATTCAGTCGATGGCGCCAGCTACTGAGATGCATTACATAAGCCATACGTGCAAGGCAAGCGAAACCGTCTTGTGTGTCGTGGGGGGTCGTGGACAAGTTGTTCCGTCAGAGCCTGGTTACGGTGTCTATGCAAAAATCGACGTAGTCAACAAAACCAAAACCGTTTACACCATACCCAACATGGAAGGCGAACACAGCGGATTAATCTTCAATGGCGTTAAATATGGCAACTACATGTATTTTGACCTTTATGGCAAGTTTCAAGGAAACCATCGTATCAACCTTTCAGACTTCACTTACGCAATGATTGGGTCGCCACCAAGTAGCACATTTGATCTCGCACCTATGTTTTATACAGCAGAAGGCAAAATGTTCCATGGACATGGCGGTTCAGGCGGGCAACTGGGAGAGCAACGTCACTATTGGCTAACCACAGGAACATCAATGTGGTCGGAGATCCCGCGCTACCCATTCAACAATAAATACCCCGGCATCTTCGCCGCAGTCTACTTTCCACTGCTAAGAAAGGCGCTTATCCCCATGGGCGACACACGTTACTACAACTACCCTGCAAACCAGTTTTTCTATGACGTAGACACAGACCAATGGACTAAAGTCACTCATATGTTCGATTTAGTTTGTGTTCCGCCACAAACAGTAGAGATGACTGATGCTCAAAGCGTTCACGGGCTACGTTTGGGTGCCTCTGGAAACGGAAGCGGAGTGACAATAAACGGTTTACAGAATGAGTGTGGCGGACGGGCTCCTCAGGGATTTTACAAGGGTGGATTCTACCGTTTCCTGCTGCCGATGATTTACTGGTATTATGATGGCGCTGAGAAGAATATTCGAAAGTTAGTTTTCGGTATTGTGAGGGTTGCTTGAGAATGGAGACTTGTAGTGTTTGTGGCAAGAAGTTCGACTACGAAAAGTTGAAGCCTTTGGAGAAAGAAGGTTTGAAGAAGGGTTTGGCGAATGCGCCCAGGTATTTTGCGCTGATTGATTTTCCTGACGGGTTGCAGCCCTTTGTCACGGGTACGTATTGTAGCGTCAAATGTATGAAAGACAAGTTGAAGGAGGAAAAAACGAAGTGAGTGTGTACGTCGGAGAAGAAGCCAAAGCCTACTATGTCGAAGAAGTGACATATGGCACGACACCTGCCACGCCTGCGATGCTTTACATCGGCATCATCCAGAATGTTGAGCCAGCAGTCGACCCAAACAACATTGTTATCCGTGGCATAGGCAGCCGAACACCGAAAAGCATTCGCCGCACTGTAAGAGCAATTGATCTGTCGTTAACCTATGTTCCGCAGGACTGGGATTTCTGGGCATATGTAACTAATCAGAAATCAGTCAGTTTGGAGGTTTTCTACGAGAAAGGTGCCAGCATCATCAGCCTCAACCACAAAGGCAGCAAAGTCGACAAAGCCAAAATCGAGGGCAGTATCGAGGACCCTATCAAAGTCAGCATGACCATGATCGGGCAGGATCTGGCTTCAGCTGCAGCGAAGATTGGGCAAAGCTATGAAAACGAGTCTACAAACAACCCGATAACTGGTTTGGATTGCGTAATCAAAAAAGCAACTGTGGAACTCACTCGATTCAGCGACTTCAGCTTCGAGATCGCCAATAACTTGAAGCGGCAGCCAGTCATACGGAGTACAACGCCCCACCTGATCAAGGCACTGCCTGAGAGACATCAGAGCTTCCAGGGAAGTATCAAAGCTGATTTCGAAAGCAAAGCTGAGCTCGACGATATCCTTGCGGACACAGAATTCACCTTGGCCTTCGAGATTGGACCTGCGGGCAACAAGAAGATCTTCACGTTTGGCGGCTGCAAATGGGGACCAGCGAAAACACCGACCAAAACTGAAGACCTCGTAGCGCAAAACCTGACTTTTGAAGCGAAGACTTGCACGGAGAGCTGAAGCATGCAAACTGAAACAATCGAGCTGGATGAACGATTCGGTACAGAGTACAAGGGGCGGTATGTACTCGGTGAGATCACCTGGGCTAAACGCAGCCGCATCATTCAGAAACACACGCGTTATCATCCAGTCTCAGGGCAGGTTGTTAACAGCGATTTTGTCGCCATCCAAGCCGAGACTATATGGGCAGCTTTAAGGGAGCAGCCAGAGAACAAACCAATCACACTTGAGAAACTTTTAGGCGACCAGGAAGGTATTCCCATTGCACTCGGTGAGCTATTCAGCCAAGTCGCCAACAGACTATGCGGGATCACGCCTGATGATCAGCGTTTTTTATCAGAGCAATCCGAAGAGGCAAACCACATCCAGCCCTCACAAGATTCCGCTTGTGCAAAGAATTCGGATGGACACCAAACCAGCTCGAGCGGCAGCCAGCCAAAGCAATCGAAGAATTCCTCGTGATCCTGAGCGAAGTGGACCGCCAAACGCAGGAGGAAATCGAGAAGGCGAAGAAACATGTCTCTTGAGATCGTAGCAGACGCCACGGGCATTGAGGACTTCATGGAGAAAATGGACAAGGCAGGCTTCTACATTCAACGTGACATTAACCGCGCTCTGAACGAAGTGGGCATAGAGATGCATGTTACTGCCAGGCGTTTGGCGCCGGTCAAGACAGGCCGCTTACGCGACAGCATCTACTGCCGAGTGCAAGATTGGTTACTTCGCCTTGGCGCCACTGTTCCTTATGCCGCCTTCCAGGAATTCGGTACAAGATACTTTCAGGGTCGCTTCTTTTTGACTGAGGCCATCAACCTCAACTTGCCCGGGTTAGTCCAAGTTATGAATCGTGGAATCCGGATGGCTTTGGAGACTGCAGCGAGGGAATAGATGGAGGTTGATTTAAATCTCTTTCCATGAGATCAGCATCGCAGTACGCGCCGAAAACCGCACCATGGGTGCTTTTCGCTCAATCGCCAGCGATGTCTTACATCTTGGTTACGCCATGGGCGCTTTGGACTCGCAAACAGGGCGCTTGGTGTCCGGCATCATATCAGCTGTGCGTCTTTTTACTTCTCTTAAAGCAGTCTTAGCGACGAGTACAATGGCTCAACAAGCGCATAATATTACTGTTAGCGCAAATGCTACGCTTCAGGCTACAGCAGGTTCTGTAACGCTTGGCGCCGCAGGGGCTCATAATGCTTTTTCAGCTGCAGTTGTTGGAGCTGCTGGTGCCGAAACAACATTTATGGGTGCAGTAATAGGCGCCACTGGCGCGCAGGTTACTTTAACCGGTGCAACTATTACTCATACGGCTGCTGAGGCAACATCAAGTGCTGTCACAGTGGGAGCGAGTACGAGTTTATGGGGAAAAGTTACGGCGTTGGTTGCTGCCACAGGCGCTAAGATTGCTCACACTGCTGCTTTGTGGGCGTATAATGTGGCTCAAGCTGTGGCGAATGCTTTAAGTGGAAATTGGGTTTCGATTGCGGCTGCTGGTGCCGCTGCTGCTATCGTTGGTGCAATGGCAGTGGGCAGTTTGGCTAATGCCACGCGAGATGCTGCTTCCGCTCAAAGAGAATACAATGCGGAGCTTGCTCGGGCGCCACGGTCAATCAGGCGAGCTGGTGAGGAGGATCTGCGCAACAGAGGTATCGAATATTGAGTGTTGCCATACCTGTGGTTCGTTTGCTTGTGGGCGAGCATTTCAACCACGACCACTTTAACGACGACTTCAAGAATGGCACTGATATTCCACCAGAGGATATGCGGCGCTTGTACGTTCATGTCGCTATGATGGATGAGACAAGCAGTTTTGAGGCTGAGCTGGCTAACTTCGCTAAGAAGTACGTGGAAACTTATCCTTTGGCAGTGCGGGATCTTGTGCGTATTTTCATCGGTAGGGGCGCGAATAAACCGCAGGTCTTGCAGGCCAGACTTGAGGAGGCTGAGTATGATGACTCAGCGATGGAGAACTATCTTACGCTTAAGGGGCGTTGCGTGGGAGAAGACCTCTACCGGCGCCTTGTGACAGAGCTCTTTCAAAATTCAAAGGGTGAGTACGTAGTAAAGCAGCTGCTGGACAAATACAGCCGCCTCAGCCATGTACGTGGTGACGTTGAGTTGGTTGAGGACACGGATACTACGTACACTGAATTGGACTATGACAAAAGCAAATTGAAAGATGTGCTTGATTTTATTGCGAAGACAGCGGACAAGGCTGGCGTGATCGGCTACGACTACCGCATCGCCTATGATGGAAAATTCGAGTTCTTCGCACGCGGTAGCAAGAATTCATCCATCAGCCTAACAGACCTCATCAAACATGCAGTGTACCGAAAAACCGTGCACCGAATACGCAACCGTATATACGTGTTTGGAAAGCAAGGGAAATTAGTGCCTGGCGATGGTGATGCTTGGACAGAAGATATCACTTGTGTAGATGGCACTTGGTCCGCCACGAACGCAACAATTTCGAGGGACGCGACAAAAAAATTCAGAGGAGCAGCCTCCATTAGAATTGACATATCATCCGGAGGACTTGTCTACATAGATTTCACATTCAAGGATGGAAAGGAGCTTGATTGCAGAAGGAAACTCGATGAATTGAGATTTATGTATGATGGTGTCGGCACAGGTTTTCCACTGGGGCTTCTCTCTTCTGGGATTATTTTATACCTCTATGATCTTGAGGGGAGATATATTGCGCAGGATGTACATGTAGAAAATGATGATGATTGGCATGAGCACGTTTTTTCAGTGGGGAAGACTGATGGAAAATGGGTTTTGGGGTATGCCTCATTTGATTGGCGCAAAGTTAAACGAATACGTGTAGTAACTGAGCTTGTCAGCGGAACATCTGCGGTGGTCCGCTTAGATAACCTGTATTCCTCTTTTGCAAGATTTGGCGTGCATTTTCCCCACATTGGTAGCGGCTCTGATGTTCCTGTTGAAAGCATAACTGACCCCTCAGAAGTAAGAGAGTTCCAGGAAACTGATGAGGAGTTGGGAAGTGAAGCAGAAGTTCTCGCTCGAGCGTATGCGTTACTCGATTGGTTGAAAGACCCTGCAGAGAATGTAACAGCTCAGACGGAGATACTTGATCTCGGCAATAATCACTTGCAACCAGGAGATATGCAACCTATAGTGCTGCCGAATGAAAACATCAATGGCTCTTTTCGTGTTCTCTCAATTGACTATCGTCTTGGGGAGGAGCAGGAACTTCCAGTCACAATTGAATTAGGAAAGGAAACGCCCTTGCTGGCAGACTATCTCTACCGTCTACGAAAAGAAAGTTCCGTAATGGCGCGATTGAAAAAAGGTTAACGAAGATGAAGGTAAATGAGCCAAGCTACACATAGTTCAGTGATGCCCAAAGACAGCATTTGTATGATAGCAAGAAACTTAAGCATCCCAAAATCCCGTATTGGAAAGAATTCTACTGCTGTGAACAACGCAAACATGATGAACAAACTGCCGCTGATGCTTAAGAATGCAACAATACGACTTCGCGTCTTTTCCTTCGTCATTTGGACCAAACCAAGAGATCTAACGTTCGTTTACTTATCTCGATGGCCTGCAAAAAGCCACCCAGCAATCGCTACAGTAAACCCTATACTACTTCCAAATACCAGAACTGCCATCTTCCGCAAGAAGAGGTCAGATAACGAAAGAAGGTCCAGGGCGAACAATATCGACGCTGTTATGATTAACGTTCCAGCTAAAACAAGACAGAGCCCAATAATTCCCAGCTCTCCTTCTCGGTGTTCCATAAGTCGATTCCCATTACTTTCATGGTGGTCTCTGTCCCTTAACCGTTTCGATAGAACATTCGGAGGTTTGTTCCAGCTTTGAGTGATGTTGAGGTTGAGGTTTTGGAGAATTGGGGGCGTAACAGTACCACGCATAGGAAGTGGCTGCGGATGTGGGAGCAGCTGGGCCATCGGATTCTGCGTATGCCGAAGTGGATGCAGGACATCATACTGGAAGATGTGAACACAGCTGTCCGCAATCGAATAGCCGTGATGGAGATGATCACTAAGTGTCGAAAAAAGTCCTGAAACAGCTGCAGGCTCTTCACCCAGGAGATCTCATCAAGGTTGAATGGAATGATGCCTCGATCGGCAGCGCCTACACCAGCCGCCCCAACATCAGCCTCGACGTCGGAGTCCTCTCTTTCGGCTTATTCATCTGCATCATGGGCAAGAAGGTCCAGCATATCATGTTGGCGCAGAACAGCTTCAGAATGACAGAGGATCATTTCCGCGTCGACTACACACTCATACCGGTCAGCTGGACCCTCAGCCTTCGCATACTCAAACAGGGCGAGATCACAGCTGACGTCGCAAAAAAGATCATGCAGTGCTTCCTTCAAAATGGCGGCCACACTGTCAGAGGCGAAAGACAGCGGAGAGTGCAGAACTTTGCATAAAACCTGGACGCCTGCAGCCGAAAAAGAGCTCATTGAGGAGTGGAAGCGAGCAGGCGCCAACCCAGCAGCCATTCCCCAGCTTGCCAGACGTTTCGATCGGAGCCCTGAGGCTATCGGGCAGAAGCTGCGAAGACTGGGCATCTACAGTTTAAATGTTGTTGGATCACGGGCGGAGATTACAACAACATTTGAAGCAGTGAAGAATCTTCCAAGCCCGGAGGAAGTTCTCAAAATTGTTGCTGGCGCCCTCGAGAAGGCGAAAGAGCCTGGACTGGGCAAGACTGAGCTGCAGCGGTTAAGCACGATTGTCGCGTTGAGTAAAGAGTACAGAGAGGGGCTCCGTGAATTCGTCAACTATCAGGCTATTGAGGCTAAACTCACTGAGCTGGAGAAAAAGTATGTTGAGTGGGCAAGAGAGAAAACCAAGGGTCATGCGTCCAGACGAGATCATGCCAAAGTGGTTCAGGCTGCAGAAAAGTGAGCGCATCGTCGACGACGCTCTTGTCGCCGAAGCCCTCGTCCTAAGCAAGGATCCCATTGAATTCTTCCGGCAGATCGTAGGCTTCGAGCCCACAAAGTACCAGGTTGACTTCATCTTGCAGTTCATTGAGAACCAGTTTTTGGCTGCACGCTGGGCAAGGCAGAGCGGCAAGACCTGGATAGTTTCTGCACTCTTGCTCTGGTACGCCGTAACTCATCCGGATAGCTATATCGCTGTGGTGGGTCCAAGCTGGCGCCAGAGTAAGTTGATCATCAGGCGCATAACTTACTTCTTGAAACGTCTGCCCGCTGGCATGGTCCTCAAACCACAGAAGACAGTGATCCGCTTCTCAAACGGCAGCCTGATCGAGGCTTTTCCCTGCAACCCAGATACAATACGAGGACCATCGCTTAACCTTGTGTATGTCGACGAATTCAACTTTGTCCGAGATGACGAAGACCTCTACGATGCTATTCTGTTCACTCTCAGCTCCACAGGCGGAAAATTCCTCACTACAAGTACACCATGGACCATTGACAGCGTCTTCTACAAGATCTTCAACCATAAGGACTTTGAGGATTTTGCCCGCAGCCACGTTACCTGGGAGCAAGCGATCGAGCCCAATGGACCCTTAAAACATTCAGTCTTGGATAAAATCCGTAAGCAGTTTGCTGAGGACCCGTGGCGCTGGAAGCGTGAGATGATGGCTGAATGGGCTGAAGATGAGACTACTTGGCTCAGCCAATCCTTGATCAACAAGTGCATCGCCACAGTCAAATCGTCGTACGGCGCTGAGCTGGAGCTGTGGGATTGGGAACGGACTTACAGGGGCGCTCAGCTCTATGGCGGCTTAGATCTTGGTCGACTGCAGGACCACAGTGTCCTCGTAGTAATTGAGCAGATCAAAGATAAATGCGCCTTGCGGCACGTGAAGATCTTTGAGTTGGGCACAAGCTACGCCAGCATCATCGGATACCTGAAAACATTGCAGGACCGTTGGGATAGCTTCAGCAAAATCCGTGTCGATGCCACCAACCAGGATTATGTGATCGAGGACATGACTAATAGCAACGTCAACAACGTGGAAGGCGTCCATTTCACAGCACCCAGGAAGCAGGAGATGGCAACAATGATGAAGCAGCGCATGGTCAACGGACAACTCTGGTATCCGTACTACACGTGGCAGAAACCGTATCCAAGCGACCTGAACACCGAGCTCAATGTGGAACGCTTCGAACTCCGCAAAGACGGCTCCATTGCCTTCAACCATCCCAGTGGTACACACGACGATGTCTTCTGGTCTCTGGCCCTCGCCGTCTACGCCACTGTGGAAATGAAGCCCGACTCAGTACTGGAGACACTGAAGTTTGGTTAAAATCCCTCGCACCGTTGTTGAGATCCACGACGACCTTCACGGCAGACTCAAGCGTCTGGCGCTACTGAACGACCTGAGGATCCACGAAGTCACCAACGCGGCTATCACAGACTTCCTGCAGGACCCAGTAAGAATCAAGGCAACGGTTCAGAGACTCCGGGTTGGAGCTGCTCCTGCGAAGCCGATTTTACGAGAACGCAACGAGCATTTAACAGCGAATCCTGCGCATAGTTTCACCCAATTTCTCCATCAGTACCAATAGAAAGTACCTTCAGTCAGCACTCTGACTCAACCTTCTGGAGATCCATTGCCAAGCTGCTTTTAAATGACCTGTCAACACACTGCCAGCCTTGCAGGTGAACATCATGAAAGACTATGTGCGTGGAGCATTCCAGGCGCTCAGCTGGGCAAAAGAACTATTCGCTAAAGTGAAAGATATGGCGCAACTCGCGGCAGCCATCACAGAAGTCGACAAAGCCCTTGAGATTCTCAAAAAGGCAGCAGCTGAAGCCTTTCTCGCAGACGTGGAAGCTGAACTCGCAAGACCCGAATCCTTGTAGTAATAAGCTACAAAATACCTAAAATATCGCTCTGCCCTCACTTTTTCTCTGGCCGCTTGAACTTCGTATGACATTTACTACAGCTGACATAAGGCGCCTTGCTTTCAGTCCACCAACGATTCCTACACTTAGGGCATTCAACATTCCAGATCTCGCGACCACAATAAGGACACTTCAAATGAATTCACTGAGAGGATACTCAGCGGGCAGCACTTAAATGCTTTACTACTCAATAGTAAGCTATAAATCCAGCTTCTGCTACTAAGTAGTAACGAGGAAAACCAAAATGAAAACACGCACATACGCAATATACGCAATCTACCGCCTTCTAAAACCCATCCATCCAGCAACCGCAAAACGCTGGCGCCAAGACGCCTATATCATCGCAGACCTCAAATTCACCCTCAACCTCAGAAATCAAACAATAAGGTGAAAACCATGCCAAAACCAGGAATGACCGGGATAACACTTCGCAAAGACGTCGCCGAACTCGTCAGATCCAAAGCGGCAGCCGCTAATCAAGGACTCAACGACTACCTTCTCTCGTTGATGATGGGACCGTCCCTGCCATGTACTCAGGACCGTCCTGGGACAGTCCCAACCCTCACTATCCCCCAAAATCAACATGAAAGCGATGGGGCTGCTGGGATTCGAACCCAGGTCACGAGCGCCCGAGGCTCATAGCCTAGACCAAGCTAGCCGACAGCCCCAAAACCCTAGTCTAGCATCCTCTGGGTTTAAACAGAATCTAGCATTGATTCTTAAAACTCTTCCCAAGATTCGACAT